GGACGGCACCACCTATCGCCCCGGCGATATTTCGAAGCATGTCAATTTCGGCTGGTCCTTCGAAGTCATCGCCCCGCTTGCGGCGGATGTCGTCTTCACCGTTCAGTCGGCCCCGCCTTCGGCCGGCGATCCCTGCGTGCCCGGCGCCTTCGCCAACGTCCCGCGCGTCGCTATCTGCATGTCGCCGCTTGTCGCCGGCACTGCAAGCTTCACCATCCCGGCCGGCACGCCCGTCGGAACGGTCTGCGCCGGCACGATCCCTTGCCGCCCCGACAAGTTCGTCCGGCTTCAGTCGGCTTCCGCTGAGGCCGCCGATGTTCGCGCCGTCCTCATCCGCCAGGGGCCGATGATCTAATGCGCGCAGATTTGGGCAGAGCGAAGTCGGTGAAGGCAGGCGATCTTGTCGTCATTCGGCTTCGCCTGCCCAAATCGAAGCAGCATGCAAGGCTTAGCGTCTGGTCCCGCGCGCCGGGATATCCTTTCGCCCCGCATATTCAAGCGGAAAAGCTTGGGTTGACGAAGGATGGTCGGCCGCAAATGGTCAGCCCTATGTATGCGGCGCTGCACGAAGATCGCCGCGAGGCCGAACTGCAATTCATTGCCGATGACAATCTTGATGTAATGGTGCGTCAAGAAGTGGATGCCCCGAGCGAGGTATCGGCTAAAGTAAGGATTATTGCCCGTGGAAAAGCTTCACAAGCGGTCCGACGGTATTGCGGAGACGCCTTCAGGCAACTTCGCGATCATTCCCAAGCGCTTCTCCGGAAAATCCGAGGAGCTCAAGTGGTTTGAGTTTCGGACCAGCGCGCTCGCAGAAGTGACCCGGGTCGAGTGGCCTGCTTCTGCGCCCTTCATCATCACTGAAGCTGACGTTGCTGTCGCTATGGTTCGCCTGGGCTATGCGATCAATGTCACGCAGGAGCTTGTCGATCGCTACAACGTCGCGGTCGAAGAGTTCGAGAAGAATGCGGCGGAAGCTGCGAAGGCCGCCAAGGCCCCGGCAGCGCCGGCCGCTGATGCCAAGCCCCCGGCCGCGCCCGCTGCGCCGCCTGTGGCCCCCGCTGCGCCGCCCGCCCCGCCTGCGGCGCCCCCTGCCCCTGCCGCCGCCCCGGCTGCCCCTGTTGCGCCCCCGGCGCCGGAGGGCGATGATGCCAAGGCGAAGGCCGCCGCCCCTGCGGCGAAGTCGAAGGCTACGTGACCGGGCCTAGACGGTCACAAAAATAATGGAGGCCTTTATGGGCTCGCTCACCTGCGTTCCGACCTGCGCGGCCAATCCGGCGGTCACGATCGTCAGCATGCCGTGCTTCAAGTGCGTCGTTCCGGCCGCTTGACGAAGCGATTGGCCGGATGGGCAACCATCCGGCCTTTTTCCTAATCTCGCAAGGATTGCTTTCAATGAAATTCTTCACGATCGATCCTCGCGACGGCGGCTTCGGCATCAGCGCCGGCTGCCAGACTTGCTGCTGCCAGCAGCTTCATCTGCGTCCAGGCGAAACCGACAAAATGGAGGTCAATTATGCCCCATGGTCGGTCCCGATCGGCGGCCCCGGCTTGATCCCCGGAGGAACCGAAATCAACATTTCGCGCGATGCGAGCGCCTGCGCCACCGGGCCGATCGACGGCTTTGCGCCGCCGCAGTTCGATGGCAGCACCACCGCCTTCACTGCGCTGCCCGGCGCCCCGACCGTTATCGATGTGATCGACAACGGCATTTCCCCGGATGGGAATACCTTCACCTATCGCGTCCTTCCGATGGCGGGGCCTTCGCACGGCTCGATCAGCAATCCGAATGCCGGCCCGGAATTCAGCTATACTTCCGCCCCCGGCTATAACGGACTCGACAGCTTCTATGTCGAAGTGACAGATGCGCAGGGCCGCAAGCTCATTCAGCTTGTCGTCGTTTCGGTCGGCAATCCCGGCCCGGCTGCGCCGGCTTTCATTCCTTCCGGCCTTTATGTCGACCAGTCGAAAATCCGGGTCGATCAGCGGGCGCATCAAATCAGCTTCCCGATTTCGCTTCTTCCCGATGCGAAGCCGTGCGAAAAGTTCAAGCTCGAGATCAGGCAGACGGCGCGGGATTGCGATAACGTCTATTCGCATTACGCCTGCTTCGATGTCTTTGTCGGAAAGTGCTGATATGACCTTCGGCGGCTTTCGCCCTATGCCGGAAATCACGCAGGCGCGGCAAGCCCCCGCGCCGCTGATGCAGGGTGCGCCGATCGATCTTGAGAAGCTGCTTCCGATCAGCGAAATTCGGACGCACACCAAGACCGATGACGTCCCGAATGTGACTGACGAGCAGCTTCGCCTTTATCGAAAAGCTGCTTTCGAAGTCTGCGAAAAGTATACCGGCCGTATCTTTTCCGAGATCAAGGTCATTCAGGAGCCGATTTCGCAGGTGAAGCGCGGCCGGCGCTTCCGCCCCTATTATACCCATCGGCTGAAATATCCTTCATTCGATGGCGTCGTCTATATCTTCGGAACGGCCTATGGGCAAGGCGACCGGCAGATCAACATCGGCCCCGGTGGCAGGGAGCTCCGCCTCGAAGTCACGCATGGCGCGATCGATGCCTCGAGTTGCTGCGGCGGCCCATGCGCGGGCGATCAATATAATTATGGCATGCAGGCCATGTATCGCGCAGGCGTTGATTGCGCGGAAAACGTGCCGGCCGGTATCCTTATGGGATGCCTGAAGTTCATTGCATGGGCTATCAGCAACCCCGGCGATGAATTCATGTCTGTGCAGAATAAGCCGGCAGTTCAAGGGACCATGCTTCAGGGCACCAATAATGGCGCCTGGGCTTCCGGCGCTATCGAGCAGTGGCGCATTTACGTGGATGATGCAGTCTGATGAGCGCGGCGCGCTATCCAATCAAGGACTTTAAGCATCGGGTAGCTGTTTGCTCGATGGCTGATGTCGTTGACGATAATGGCCGCATGTGGCTTTCGCGAAAAGACGTCTATCATTGCTGGGCAAGGATCGCCGTCAGCGTTAGCTCGATGTTTTCGAAGGAAGGCCAAGCAGTCAGGCAGGGCCGGAATGAGCGGACGCATAAGATTTGCATTCGAATGCGCCGCGATATCGATTTCACAGTCGCCGCCTGGCTCTATGAGGAAAGGCTGCAATCGCCGCCGCGCTGGTTCAAAGTCTTGTCCTATCAGGAGCAAGGCGAAGCCGGCGAATTCCTTGAGCTTGACTGCCGGCTGACGGAGCGCAGCGCGGAAGCTTCGCTGCCTGCGGAGAAGCCCGCTGATTGCCCGCCTGCGGCCTTGCCGCTTCCATCGGGGGTTGACCTATGAGCCTGATCTTCACCGGCTGGCGGGCATTTATGGCGATCCGCGATAAGGCGGTGACGGACGCGTATCTGCGCCGCATTGGCGCGGCAGCCGAGGGGGAATTCAAGCGTGGAATTGCTTCGCCTAAGTCTGGTCGCATTTATCGCCGTCGTGGCGGAAGCCATCAGGCTTCAGCGCCCGGCGAATTCCCGGCGCGCGATAGCGGGGCGCATCTTGCCACCGTGGGACATAAAGTCGGACCCGCTGAAGTCACGGTCGGCTCGGGGATGTTCTATGCGAAATTTCTCCGCAACGGCACCCGAAAGATGGCAGCCCGCAAGATGTCGCAAGATGCGCTGAGCAATGCCGTAGCGAAAGATACGGTGGGGATCGGGCGATTTGCAAGGTTCCGCTACACATGACAAGTGGAATTTACGCCATTCTCGGTCCGGGGCCGCGTATATATATCGGGCAAAGCGTCGATGTAGACCGGCGAACAATCGAGCATAAAAAATCGCTTCGTAAAGGTAAGCATCAATCTGCTTATTTACAGAATGCGTTTAATTGTCATGGCGAAGCTTCTTTTCATTGGATCACTTTAGCTAAAGTTGACGCTGAAGATAAAGATTTGATCACTGCGCTCGAACAAGAATATATGGACAAGTTTCGTCCAATTCTTTATAATCTTGCCCCTGCGGCTGGGTCACTTCTTGGCTTCAAGCATTCCGAAGAAACAAAAAAGAAAATTGGCGCGAAGCATAAGAATAAAGTTGTCAGCGAAGAAACTCGCAGACTTATGAGCGAAGCAAATAAAGGAAAGCCCGGCCCAACTCGCGGAAAAGTATATTCTGTGGAAGAAAAAGTCGCCAGGTCTATTCGAATGAAGCAATATTACGCAGATCGCCGGATGCAGCCCCATGTCTGAGCCCTTGCTTCCCGCCATCGCCAAGGCTATTGCTGGGTGGTTCCCGGAGCTCGGCGGGCGCAGCCTTGCGGTTAGCGAAGCAGAGATTACGCGGGAGAACATGCCGACGCTTCCGCTAGTCATGGTCGCGCTGGTTAGGGAAAATGCCGATCATGCCTGGACGGCAGCAAACGGCAAGATGACGCTCGCTGACGACTTCATGATTGAATTCATGATGAAGCCTGAGCGCTACAAAAAGACAGATGGAAGTGACTCACCTTTCTGGGCATATTTCGATTATGAAGCCATTCGCGACAAGCTTTGGACTCATCTTACCGAGTGGCAAGGGTCGGCTCGGATCGAATATGTCTCGATGGATATCGAAGCGGACCAATTTTCGGTCAATATCAGCTTCCGGTGCAAGGCGCACGCGAATTGGTGCCCGGATGAGCGGCCGGACGAGGAAGGCGATGGCACCCCGATCGGACCGGGGACTATTACCGCCAATCTGTGCGCGCCGAAGCAGCAATATTGCGGCCCGGCTTTCGACCTGCCGACCGAATGCGATCCCTGCAAAGAATAGGAGCTTTCAATGCCGCTGATTTCCGTCAAGACCAAAAAAGGCCGCGTCGCTTTCAGCGCCTCGCGCGGCGGCGTCCGTATTCCGGACGACAAGTTTGTCGAGGTCGAGCAGACCCCGTACATCAATCGCCTGATCGACTATCATGGCGATCTCGAAGTCGAAAAGGCCCCTGCGGCCAAGGCCGACGCCAAGCCCGCCCCTGCCCCGGTGGCAGATAAGACCACCACGGACAAGGGCTGATTTTTCTTCGGCCGTCCCGCCCTGAAAACCAATAGGAGGCTATTTTGGCCATCGACTCGCTCCGGGACGGTTTCGTCCGCATGTGCTTCGACCCTTCGCTGAATGCTTATGACGGCAAGTGCCGCATGCTTTTCGAAGGGCAGATTTATCGGGATGGCACCACGACCTGCCCGATCACCATCGACGCGCCGATGAAGATCACTTCGACCCGGCAGATCGATTGCCAGTTCGGCGAAGGATCGGTCCTCGCCGAGTCGCTCAAGGTCGCTTTCGGATGCTGCGGCAACAATGCGCTCGAAATCTGGGCGATCCCGCGCGAAGATGCCGATACTGCGGTCAAGGCTGTCTATACGACGACTTTCACCGGCAATGCCACCGCCGACGGCCGCATCGATCTTTATCAGGGCGACTCGCGCTACAACATCAGCGTCCGCATCACCACCGGCATGACGCCGACGCAGATCGCCGCCGCCCTCGTCACTGCGATCAACGCCATTCCCGGCTATCCCTACATCGCAACTTCCGCGCTTGGGGTTCTGACGCAGACTGCGCGCAATGGCGGCACGGTCGGCAACTTCCTCAATCCGCAGTTTAACTGGCACGGCCGGATCAACTATTTTCCGGCAGGCGTCACCTTCGTCACCGCGCAGACTGTCCAAGGCGCGGTCGATCCCGAACCGCTGGACTACAATGCGATCCTGGGCGAATGCTGCTATTGCTGCGTCGGTATGCTTTATGGCGACAATGATTGGCAGGATGGCATGCTCGCTTATCTCGACGAGTCTTGGTCCTGCGACAAGCCGCAATGCTTCGGCCAGGGCTATAGCTACTCTTCGGGATCGCTCGGCCAAATTCTTTCGCAATTCCGCAACAAGGCGACTTGGTCGCCGCTTGCGCATTGCATCGCCGATCCTAATTTCCCTTGGCTGAAGGTCGCGGCCTATGCCGCGAAAAGCTGCTGTGCGACGGTCGACAATCCGGAGCTCAGCATTCAGGGTCCGGTCAACGGAGTTCTGGATTGCCTGCACTTCCCCGAAAGCTGCGGCCAATGCTTCAGCTTCGATGAGCAGGAGCAGCTTCGCGAGAACGGCTTCGTCGTCACCGTCCCGGTCACGGGCGGGCAGGGCGCACTCACTTCGCCGCAGATCACCAACGACATCACGAACAATCTTTATGATGCCGAAGGCCGCGAAAATGCCACCTTCCGCGATGCAAATTCGCGGCGCCTTGCTGCGGTGACCGCCGATAGCTTCGCGACCAAGCTTCAGGAATTCAACGGCCTGGGGCTTTTCACGAAGAACACCAATATCCGCCCCGGCGTTCGCGGCACCAATCCGCGCCTGATGCTCGGCAATCTTCGTGCATGGGCCAAGGACAATGTCGGGGTCCTTTTCTCGGAATTCGATGATCTCGACAAGGAACTGACGCTTCTGACCGACTTCCAAGTCGCGCCGAAGTGCCAAGGCAAGCCGGGCAAGCTTTATGTTAACATGGTCTATCGTCCGCCGGTGCGGATCGACAAGGTCATCGTCAACATGCAGCCGAAGCTTCTCGACAACTGCAACTGATCGCAGGCCAAAGGGGGCTTCGGCCCCCTAAAGCTCGCTAACCCAAAGAAAGGACTACGCAATGGCCTGCGATAATCAAGTTGGCGTCAAGAACATTCTGCTCACCTTCCGCGATTGCGACACCGATCAGGTCTTCGGCCCGATTTCGCATGAGCTCGCTTCCGAAGATTTGCCGACCATTCGCGCCTGCACCTATACCAACGAGCCGATGCAGGGCGGATACGTCAAGCGCAATCTCGGCCAGGCGCAGATCGAAATGAATATCGTTCGCGATCTTCGCATTCCGCTTCCTTATTATCAGGGCTGCGCGCAGCTCGACGCCCAGATCGAATACTTCAACGGTCTGGTCTATTCGGCGGCCGGGGGCACTGCCACCGGGGACGAGTCTTCGGACGGCCATGAAGTCACCGTGACGATCAGCTACAAGACGATCGACGAGCTTCTGCCAGCCGGCACTCTCGACGCCGCCTAAGCTGATCGACCCGCCGCGCGGGGCCATCCCGGTGGCAAGTCGATCCTGCCCTCCGCGAAAACCTTGCTCGGGCGCGGGGGGCAGTTCGTAAGCGCAGCTAACCGCGAGATGACATGGCGACTTTTGTCGAACAAGCTGTTCTGAAGCTGACGGATCAGACAAGCAAGCCGGCGAATAAGATTAATTCGGCGCTGAGCAAGCTTTTCGATACCGCTTCGAAGCTGAAGAAGCTCGACATTAAGATCAATGTCCGGGTCAATGGCCTGGATC